AATTTCTAACTCCACGAAATCAGTGGGTGTTCTTTCAGGCAATGCCACTGCCGGATCAAGCTGGCGCACTCGGTTTGAAGGCCGAATGATTTAATTGGAGTAGACAAATGGCAGATAAAAAAATCTCAGCGTTAACCGCAGCTACAACACCACTTGCAGGCACCGAAGTCTTGCCGATTGTGCAGGGTGGATCAACTGTAAAGGTTAGTATAGGCAACGTGACCGCTGGCCGCACAGTTTCAATGTCTAAATTGGAAGCTGGTTTGGCCACTCTCGGCACTACTGTCGCGCTTTCTGGACATCAGTTGACCGCTGAAGGCAATGGCGCGTATCTTGGTATAAATTGTACACCCGCTGCTGGATTTACGCTTGTTCGTGGGTACAACTCAAGTGTTCAGAGATGGGCAGTTGGCCAGCAATCGGGCGGCGACTTTGACTATCTGGAGCTTATTTATGGCTCAACTAGGGGTGCGTTGTTAGATGCCAACGGACTTACGGTGTCAAACAACAACCTCATAATCGGCACTGCTGGCAAAGGCATCGACTTCAGCGCAAACACGCACGCTGCTGGCATGACCAGCGAATTGCTGAACTGGTATGAAGAAGGTGTTTTTACACCAAACCAAGGTGGCGGACTAGTTGTCGTAGGTGCGTTTTCTTCATCTGGACGATACGTCAGATACGGAAACATGATAACTGTTCAAGTTTTTCTTCAAGGAGCAACCAGCATTGCGTGGGCTTCGGGGGCTGCGGTACTATTTACAAACCTTCCATTTACCGCAAAAACTGGTTTTGAATGTACTGGCAGTGGACATAACTCAAACTACACGACCAGCTTTTCGGTTATCACCGCCGGCACAAACACAGTTTTTTCAGTGGAAGCGCAAGGCGCTGTTGCAAATGTTAGCATAACGCTAACATATTTTGTGTAAGGATTTTTCATGACGCTGACTAAAGCTACTTACTCAATGATTAACGGCGCTGTTGTCAATGTGCTTGACTTCGGCGCGGTTGGCGATGGAACAGCCAATGACACAGCGGCTATTCAGGCAGCTATTGACTCGCTTTCTGTCACTTCATCGGCTACGAGTAATGGTAGCGGAACGGTATATTTTCCTGCTGGCAACTACCGTATCACAGACACAATTCGTATTGGGTATGGCATTACTCTTTTAGGCGATGGTGCTGGTGGCTATCCCTTTGTGGGCGCTAACGCACATATCAGCAGAATTACCGCTGACTTTGGCGCAAGCAACAGCAAATGGGCTATAGACAGCGCAACGTACATAACATCTACTGGCCTGCCAGTAGCGTACAATGCTTTTGTAGATGCTGCGATTGATACAACCTACAACAGCTTGCATAACGTAGCTATTAAAGGCTTGTACATATTTGACGCAAACGCAAGTTTGCAGACCAACGTAGTCTACGGGGCTATCCGTTTGATCGGTTGCCCTAACGCTATAATTTCTGACGTTAGCATTTTAGGATTTGGCGTTGGCGTCCAACTTAACACTTGTTTCGGCACGACCATCAGCAACATCACATCGCTGACAAACTATTATGGTTTGATGGCGTATAATGCGAACAACAACATTTCGGTTCAAGGTCAGTTCGATAAGATTATTGACCCAAGTGATTTGACGATTCCAGTAGGTAACATCCCATCATGGATGCCTACTGGGGCCAGTTTTACAACCGATTTTTATATGGACTCGTCTCACAACGCATCTACAAAAGGCGTGACGATTGCTGCGGCTGCGGCAGTTGGCTCAAACTCTGCTACGATCAATGTCATTGGGCAATATTGGCAGGATACTGCGTTTCTGTTTAACAGCTATGCTAACACATTTGTAAGCCTGTACGCTGAAAACAATAGGTGCGAAAATGTTTTGTCTTCAGCCCAATCCTCTTGGTCTGTTCTGAATATGCAGAACTTTACGTCTTCGGCATCATATGTCGTTGACGCTGGTTTGCAATCTGTCGGTTATATTAACATCGGCGGCAACAATCTTTCTGCGGACTTTTTCAACAACCTGTGGGGCAGTCTTTCTTCGGCTGATCCTTCGTATGTGCTTGTTGAAAATAAATCCAATACTCTGACTGCCTTTGCTATCCCAGACCATCCCCGCTTGCGGCGCGTTGCTGGTCAAGGCAGAGATACAGTTACGCCAACCGTTGCATCCAGCGCGGGTACAATTACATCGGTTACTAACGGCGAAGCTAGTTGGGTCAAAAACGGCAATCAGATAACAGTGTATTTCACGTTTACTGTGGCTGATAATGGTACTGGCTCCGCAACAATCACTGTCGAAGATGTTATGCCCTTCCCTTGTTCCAGCACAATAGGCGCAAGCGGAACCGCTGTAAGCAGCACCGCTGGAATGTGCCTTGTTACGGCTGCGCCTACATTCAGCACTTTCGTAATTAGAAAATACGACAGCACATATCCTGCGGTTACTGGATCGGTGATTTATGGTTCATTTACCTACTACGCAAGTTCAACGATATAGTGCCTAACAAGATTGCCAGACTGCATCAAATGAGTGAGACAAAATGAACACGATTGACAAAACACAGGCTCAACTCAACACTCATGAAGAAGTCTGTGCATTTAGATACGAAAGCATCTGCGCCAGGATGAAGCGCCTAGAAAGTATTGGCATCACTGCTTGTGGCACAATCATTATGTTGTTAATTGGCATTTTGTTAAGCATCTTACTCAAAGGTACTCCATGAGTATAATTCTTGGTCAACGTAGCCTTTCACGGCTTGAGGGTGTCCACCCTGATCTAGTGCGCGTTGTAAAGAAGGCTGCGACAATATCTGACTTGGACTTTACTGTGCTTGAGGGTCTCCGCACTCTTGAACGGCAACGTAAATTGGTTGCAGAGGGCGCATCAAGGACAATGAAGTCTCGCCACCTTACTGGACACGCTGTTGACCTAGCGCCGCTGATTGACGGGAAAGTGTCATGGGACTGGCCTATTTACCATAGACTAGCTGAAGTTATGCGGGAAGCATCTTTAGCCGAAAAGATTCCAATCCGTTGGGGCGGAACTTGGAAATTGCTGTCCGCCATAAATGGGCCTATAACTGCTAAAATTCTTAGTCGGTCGTTTCCTGATGGGCCACATTTTGAGATCGACCCGAAGAAGTATCCTCACAAATGAGACCAGTTGATACCTCTGTTTATAAGCCTGACCATAGCGGCACTCACAGGATAGCTTTCAGCTACTTCTTTCGCAGGTCTGGTGTCTTTTCGTATTGCAAGAACCTGCTTGTCGGTAAGTTTTGCCATGCCATGTGCTTCACCCAATGGGTGAATACCCATACGAATGTTGTCCGCAATATTCTGTTTGCGCGTTCCCCAGTAAAGGTTATCGGCGCAGTTATTGCTTTTATTGCCATCACGATGACACACTTCGTGCTTAGGTGGACATGGGCCACTAAATACCAAAGTCACCAAGCGATGAACATACGCATTCCGTTTGCGCCCTTCTTTGCCAAGCTTAACCGTATGGTATCCAGTAGGGCGAATATAGGGCAGGATTACTTTCTCTGGCGTGACCCGCTGACTGTTGCCAAAAGACACTATTCGTGAGAGACTTCGAATCTGCCCTTTATCAGAGACTTCGTAAAGCCCTTCGTATTCTGGTATAGGTTTCCAAGTTTCCATGTGCGGTAGTTACCATATGAGGCCCATCGAGTAAAGGAAAAATGACATGAATAAAGATCAATTGTTTGGAATCGTTCGTACACTTGCTGCTGCTGGCTTTGGCTATCTTGCTGGTAAAGGTCTGATTGATGGCGCAACGGCTGAAGCATTGGCTGGCGCGGTTGCCACTATCGGCGTTGCTGTATGGTCTGTGATAAGCAAAAAAACTGTAGTTGAATCCGCAGAGTAATGAAGTTTCTGACGCTCTTGCTGGGCATTCTGGACAAGCTGTTGGGTGCTTGGGCGGAAAGCCGTTGGAAGCAGCAAGGGCGTCAGGAAACTATCAAGGAAACGAACGATGCCATCAATGAGCAAATCGCACTTGGTGAAGCTGCCATCATTACTCCTGATCCTGAGCGCACTGAGCGGCTGCGCGACCGTTTCGACCGTTCCCGTAAATAGCTACTGCGCTATTGCAAAACCTATCACCTATGACGCAAAGCAAGACACGCCTGAAACGGTAGCAGAAGTCGAGCTCCATAATAGCGTATTTATTTGCTTATGCGAGGCTGATTGTCCGAAAGGCAAGTAAATGGCTTTCCCATTAAAAATAGATGAAGCGTTGTTTCAATATGCAACGCCCCGCCAGCGCGAGGTGCTTGAAGCAGTTAATCTACATGGAAGCGCCAAAGCCGCCTCTATTGCATTAGGTATCAATGTGGGCGCAGCAAGTGACGCCTATGTTGCAGTGAAAAAGAAAGCGGAGTTGCGGGGATACTCTCCTAGTCATAATTTCACGCGACCCGTGCCAGAAGGTTATGTCACAAAAGGCGTATCGACCTATTATAATGCTGAAGGCAAACCATCTGGTCAATGGGTAAAGGCATCATTGACGCATGAGGCGCTCATAGAAGCCCTGAGAGAGACAGTTGATGGATTTAAGGATCAAATAGACCCAGCAAGCGTTATCGTTGCTCCTGAGGCTTCTGACGAGCTTCTATGCAACCTTTATACGTTTACGGATTACCATTTAGGTATGCTGGCGTGGCATCAAGAGGGTGGAAGCGATTGGAATGTATCGCTGGCAGAAAAAACTATTCTTGCTGCACTTGCTCAGATGATCAATCAAAGCCCCCAGGCGCACACGGCAGTATTAAATATTCAGGGAGACTTTCTGCATACGGATGGCAAGACACCTGTAACGCCAGCAAGCAAACACGTTCTGGATGCTGATAGCCGATTCCCAAAGATTCGCAGGGCAGCAATCCGCATCATTCGATCACTGGTAGCTATATCTTTGCAGCGCCATCAGGAAGTGTATCTGATTATAGCAGAAGGCAATCACGACGAAGAAAGCAGCGGCTGGCTATCTGATTTGTTTGCTGTGCATTACGAGGAAGAACCTCGCGTCACTGTCAGCGATAGCGTTCTACCATTCTATGTGTTTGAATGGGGCAACACCATGCTAGGCGTTCATCATGGGCATAAGGTCAAGAATGAATCCCTACCGCTCTTGTTTGCGGCACAGTTTCCCCAGCAATGGGGCAGAACCACCCGCAGAGAGATACACTGCGGTCACAGACACCACAGGGACGAGAAAGAGTATAATGGGGTAACAGTCGTTCAGCATCCAACCTTGGCAGCGCGTGATGCTTATGCGGCGCGTGGAGGCTGGATTGCTGATCGAGCAGCCTGGGCAATAACGTACCATAAAAAATACGGAGCCGTAGGGCGGGTGATGATTACCACTGAGATGCTCGAGGTAGCTTAATGTTGTTTGAAGTGCATATCCCGTAAACCCAAGCTGTGCGCCTGTTTGCGAAATATTCTTGTTAGAAAATCGACATGATTGATAATTGACGGTTTATAAATCAATCTTCACCAATATAATAAAGCAACCATTTTAGCGCCTTAACGTCTTTCTTATACGTTTTGGCATCTTCTGGGTGAACGTAAAGTGAGGCTGCGTTGTGCTGCACTGACTCCAGTGTTTCCTTCAACCATGCGCGGACTATGCCGTCCAACTGGTTTGGGTCTACTTCAATCATCATTTGCTTTGCTCCTTATCTCCAGCCCACGAGCTTCTAGTGCGGCGCGAAAGTCTTCTGCATCTGGCATAAACCCGCCAAAATCTTTCAGCACCTCTACCAGCGGGTCAGGCTTGGTCGCAGGGATGATGCCCTGCATGACTGAGCGTGTGCAGCCATCGTAATAGCCTTGGTCATAACCATACTGGCGGTGATGGGCGAACGCTTGTGCAATAGCCTCTTGGTCATCAATAATTGTATTCACCCAAAGAATACTTTCCATTGCATATCTATCCGCTTGCGTCACTGCGCTGTCTTTATCATCGGTCATTTGCCTATCCCAATCTAGTTATAAACGTCAGTCCCTTGACCACATCTGTGCGGCACTTAAACGCCTTGCCATTGCGAATACCATACTGGCTAACGTTACGGCTGGTGCGCTTGGCACAACCCCTTTCCGTTGCTGGCATAGTCTCTACATCACCGATAACCATTCTTCCCATTGGATACGTCATTGGGCGACTCATTTATTTGATTCCTTTTCTCGCTCTGCGCGTCTTTCCGCAAATGTCTTTCCGTCTAATCCTCTAAGTGGCCATGCGCTCTCAGAAGATACGCGATACGTCTTGCCTAAAGGCGCTGCTTGTGCTGGTTTAATCATCTGCCAATACCTCTGGTGCTGGCTGCAAGCCTTCCATAAACTTTGCCCAGATCGCTAAAGCGCCTATTATGAATGGGCCATCATCCTGCTCACCATCTCTGATTTGGCGGATAAATTCTGGGTTGCCGTGCATCATTTGAACATGATCCGCGACGATGTTTCTAAGTTCGATCAATGTCATCTTAAAATGTCCTCTCCGTTGCAAACATAATAACAACCAAAACCAACCATATTGCGGTCAGCCAAAATTGAACTGGTGATATTTTCTTCATGTCAAACTCCCCTTGACGTTAGATAATCAAAGCGTCCGCCATCATAATCATCTGGCTCGTCCGTGCTATGCAGTTTAAATTCTTCCAGCGTTCCCATTGGATCGCAATCAAAGTCGGTAATGACCTCAAGTAGCTCCATGTGCAGATGTTCTGCAATTTCTGGGCGGGTGCTGATATATTGGCCGTGGCCGCTTTTAAGCTTTAATTGCTCAAGCCAATCCTTGTGGATGGCATTGATAGCTGTCAGCGCGTCAATTGCAGCTTGGGCTAGTTCGTTGATGCTTTGTGTCATGCTACTCTCCGTATTGGCGGGGCAAGGCCCCTTGGTTGATGCCCTCTTATAAAAAGCCATTTATTATATGTAAACAACTTTTTTCATCTAACATAAAAATAATGGCGGGAAGCGCATTGCCACCCGCCATTTTGTTAGCGCCAGGTATGTTGCAGAAGCGCAAATTGCCAGCCGTATTTCTTAGCTATGCCGACAAAGGATTCGCGTGTTAGCTTATGGTGACCAGTTGCAAGCTGGGCCTTCAGAAGCTTTCGACTGCTTTCGGCAATCTCTGTGTCGATCCTTGCGCTCTTAGCCTCGAGATAATCAGAAGGTGGAGGAATGTTTCTGGATCGCATTGGCAGTTCGTTGCGAGTTTTAATAGACATGGCTGCATCCTCAAAATGGAACGTCTGAATCCAGATCATCATCGTATGAAGTATGCTGATTCTGGCTAGGCGCACTGGATTGCGTGTTGCTTGCACCAGCTTCAGATCGTGGAGCAGTGTCGATGCTACCGACCCGCACATTATACTGTGGCTTGCCTTCGTATTCGTCATGCGTCAGGTCGCCAATGATAAACACTTTGGTTCCCTTCTTTAGACTGCCAGAGAATGATTCCGCCGCTTTTCCCCACAAGCTGCACCGATACCAAACGCTGCCAGCATCTTTGCCAAATCCGTTCTTAACGGCTACGTTAAAGCTCAAAACCTTGCTGTCACGAGTGTCGCGTAACTCAGCATCCTTGCCTACGTTTCCTGATATTATAACTTGCTGTGTCATGGCTTAACCTCCCAATGCGTTCATGTATGTTTCAAGCAGGACTTCGTATTCTGCTCGTTCGTTCTTTTCCATCTTGCGAAGGCGGATCACAGCGCGAAGGATTTTAACATCGTATCCGTGTCCCTTTGCCTCGCTGTAAATCTCTCTAATGCTGTCGGAGATAGTTTTCTTTTCTTCCTCCTGGCGTTCAATGCGCTCAATTAGCAAACGCAGCATATCATCATTCATATCACTCATATTCTTCACTCCATTTTATATCGTGTTTGCTTCCATAAAAATACATATATTCAATTAAATCAGCCATTTGTGTTTTGCTTAGGTTCGATGACCTAAAGCCGATTGGGAATGGCTTATTGTCCAGGCCGTTTTCAAACTGCACCTCATGCCCACAAGCAGCCATAAAGATTGCTTTCCATACCTCTGGAACATGAGTGCGGCCCTCTGGCTTCTGTCTGCTAACGTCTGAGATCATGGCCCACATTTTATTGTTCTGATGCAGTGACCTTTGTTCAGGCGATATTTTGACCACCGCATTGATTGGCGCTTTGTCAATTAACTGGTGCGCCAACCTTCTTTGATGCTCACCACGAAGCCAAACAGTTTGCGTCATTGGCTTTGAGCCTCTTTAATCTCACGCGCCTTTGGGCTGGCTTTGCAGAATGCTTCTATCAGGGCCTCTACGTCGATGCCCTTCCAGAACGTCTGCTCACCAACTGTATGCTGCTGGCCGTGATGTTCGCGGCATAATGGGACTACTCGCCAATCATCTGGCTTTTGTCCCATCCCTGCACCGCTACCATTACGAACGTGAGCGCATTCGATTGGCATCTGCTGGCAACCATCTATTGAGCAATGGAATGATCGAATGAAGTTCAAGTGCCCCTGGGAGCGCCAGCGCGATGAACGCTTAGGCTTCTTGGCAATGCGGTTAGGCAGCATCTTCAAGCACCAAGCTATATTCAGCGATGTAAGATGATTCACCCCAGCGATTTACAACCTCAACCTTTTTGGTTTTAATCTTATGCCCAGCCTTACGCAGATCATTAATCCTCGATGCCAAGCGATAAACCCCTAGCTCATGCAGTGCTACCATTGGACGGATTGGCCCGACTGCTAACAGATGATCGTATATTCTTTCGTTCTGTGTCATTTTGATTCTCCCAACTCTAATAACGCTTTTACGTCTACGTCAACTTCCACAAGGAATGCAGCAACCTCTGATTCTAGAATTGCAAGCATATCATTGTCACGTTCAATCCGCTGGATGTAGAGCGATAGATTGTCTGGCATCCGTGGATCAAAGCTCACAAAATCGCACCACTGCCTATCAGCGCAAGCCATCTGCCATTGCATTTGGAGTATATATTTGTGTGCAATTTGATTGTTTTTGAGCACTTCTATGTGTGTGCTACTGTTTGGGCATTTAATCTCTATGCACCCATCATCCCCTACAAGCCCATCTGGGCTGGCGTGGGAGCCTATAATGGTGGGATGCTTATACAGCCCTACCTCAAGCACTTCATTGCCTGTAACGAAGCTGTAGGCAGTTCTGGCTTCTTCTTCTTTCTCCACTCCCCAGATCATAGCGGCGCTGCTAAAGCTTTCTTCCTGCCGACCCGTAAGCCGTTCGATTACAAGCTTCGCCTGTAAGTTAGCGCGAGATGCTCCCCAGCCAGATTTGGTCTTAGCTAGTGCGTCTGCAAGTTGGGAAGCGCCAAGGCTTCCACAACGTGCTGCAAACCATTCTGGGCTGCGTTGGATAATAGCTGCGTCTGTCATGCTGCTTTCCCCAACTTCTTTACCAATGCAGTATGAACCACATTGAATTGGCTTTCAGGGACTGATTCAAGAGCGTCAATTTTGTAATGCTTGCAGAGCACATCTACATCTGTTTTGGTCTTTTCTACCAAAGATTGCAATGAATCAAACTGCGCTTTGCTAATGTAGCGAATGCTTGGCGTGTCTTTATTCTTTCCCGTGGTAGCATCCAGTGCGTCATGCTCGACAATGCAAAGGGCTGCTGTCCAGAGGTAGCGGGTTGAGTAAGTCTCACATGCGCCAATGTTCTGAATCTCATGGCAACCTTTAAGATTGGCTGAACCCATTGGGCTGTGAATGATAACCTGTGAACCATCTTCTACATCAACGATATGCATTGACGCTGTGCTTTCGGAAAAGCTAATAACCGCGCAAAGCCCAACATCATTAAAGATTCGCAGGGCTGGGACAAGAAAATCGGAAAGCTCAAAGTATTTATATCCAGCAAAAGTATTCTGCCCAGACTTCTTTAGCGGTAAAGCATGAAACGCTAATCGCGCCTCGTTTAGTTTTTTATGAATCGGCATTCTATTTCTCCTTATGCAAAACGTGGATATTTAAAGCGGATCGGTTCTGCTGACCAATTCCGAATCGTCATAACGTCACCTATAAGCTCGGCTAGGTGTTCACCATAGTTTGCGTGGCAAGCGCCAGCATTGATTGCCATCTCAACAAAGTCGCATGGCAAGCATTCAAATGTGTCGGTCATGGTGTGACCACAAACTGTGCATTTTTCTTTCGGCATGGTTGCTTCCTTTTTATTTTGTAAATACCTTGTAAACATCATGAACGGGAATTAAAAGCGTTTTTTATCGCAAAACGAAAGAAAAGTTAAATGGACTATACCGCACACGCAATTGCAGAGCTTTACGCTGTGGCAAAGCATCACAATATCAAGGCTTATGAGATTGCCAACGAAGCTGGCATCACTCGCGTCACGCTATCTAACTGGAAGAACAAACGCAGCGAACCAATGCTGGGCGCATACCTGGCAGCGTTTCATGCACTCGAGCGCATAATTGCAGCCAGGGCAGTCGATTGATCATGAAGCGATTCGGTAAATACCGCGCTGTCAAGGCGCAGTGCAATGCTGGTCACACGCATGATAGCAAGCGTGAAGCCCTGTGTTGCAATGAGCTTCACATATTGCAAGCGGCTGGTGAGATAAGTGATCTGACGATCCACCCGACATATTATTTCGTCATCAATGGCAAGCAGCTAAAGCATCCTAATGGTAGGCGCGTTGCTTATAAATCTGACTTTGAATATGTTGAAAACGGTATGTTAGTGACCCACGAAGTTAAGGGAGTCGTTGTCAGAGATTGGCCCCTGCGCCGCGCTGTCTTTAAGGCTCTGTTCCCGAATCACGATCTACGGGAGACCAAATAAAAATGGGTGACCGAAGCCACCCAAGGTTGTTTTGGCAAGGAGCACCAAGCGGCGGATAATACGGAAAAACTGTGCGCTGGTCAATGATGTATAAATTCGCTTTTATAAATCACGGAATGCGGTTATATAAGAGCGAGCGGGGAATGCTGAAAAAGCAAAAGCACTCGACCCGCTCTAACAACGCCTAACACAGGAAGGCATCGCTATGTTGTGTAATACACGCCACAGAACCATCACGCAAGACTTTGCGTCATGAGTATCAAATTAATGACAGCAGTATGGGATAGGGAAGACCTATCATCTACGCAAAAGCTTGTCCTTCTGTCTTTGGCAGATTGGGCAAACGATGAAGGTTTGTGCTGGCCTTCAATTGAGCGAGTAGCTAAAAAATCATCATTAAAAAAACGGGCTGTTCAACTGGCAATTAGATCGCTGGAAGAAATGCAGTTTATTCGCCGTGAAGAAGTGATCGGCAAGGGCAATAGGTATTGGATTCAGATACCCATGCAGCAAATGCACCCGTGCACTAAAGACATACCACCCGTGCACCAGATGCATGAGACCCCTGCACCAGATGCACCCAATACATTAAAGATACATCAATTAACCACCAAGTATATAATAGAGGGGTATCCAGTTTGGTTGCCGATTGATTCTTGGAAGGGTTGGGTGGAGATGCGAAAGCAACGCAAGCGCCCATTAACCGATAGAGCAAAAGCACGGGCGTTCACCAAGCTGGAAGCCCTGCACTTGGCAGGACACGACATAAACGAATTGCTAGATCGTTCGACAATCAACGGCTGGCTGGATATATACGAACCGAAAGGCGCGAC